GCCTCGGGCACCGTCTCGACGCGGATCGTCTCGATGCCGCCCGTCGCTGCGGCAGGAGCCGCGACCGGCTCCGGTGCCGGAGCGGGCGCAGGCGCCGGGGTCTCGGCGACCGGCTCGGGCTGCGTGGTCAGCTCACCGATCATCGCCAGGTTGGCGGCGTACTCGGCGGCGACGCGCGCGCGCTCGTCCTGCTGCCCCTTGATGGCGGCGGCGGCGGCGGCGAGCGCCTGCACCTGCGGTGCGGTCTGCGCGGTGGCAGGGCCAGTGAACGCGGCCGCCTGGGTCCCGATCTCAGAGAGAGCGTTCGCCAGCTGCTCGTCCGTTGCCTCCGCCAGCCGATTCAGGATCTCCTCGTACACGAGGGTGTCTCCGTTTCGTCTCGAACGGGTTGCACGGGGCTTGTCCACTCCAGCTAGGCCGGACCGCAGAGAAACAGCTGGGCCGTTCGATGCGGGGTCGTCCCCAACGGCTCGAAGCGTAGGCAGCGAGTTGCGCACATCGCGCCGAAGTTGCGCAAAAAGAACCCCCGCACCACGTGGGCACGGGGGTTCAGGAGGTCCGCACTCTCCTTGCGGGGAGGATAGCAGTCCTAGTTCTCGGGATCGCCTTCGGCGTCCGTGACGAGCGTGAGCGGCGGCAGCTCCTCGGTCCTGCCCGCGCGGTACTCGCCGACGCGCTCGGCCACGTGCGTGAGCAGCATGGCCGTGTACTCGACCCGTCCCTGCTGCCACTCGTCCGGGTCGAGCTGGTTCACGTACCGGCTGAACACCTTCACGGACTTCTGATGCTGAGCGGCGCACGCGGCCGCGAAGAAGTCGTTGACGACGCGCGTCTGTGCGGCGTGGTCGACATCGCACTCGGGATCGCCGCAGCTGGAGGTGACGTCGAATGGCGTGAGCGGAATGTTGTACTCGTGGCTCAGCCGGTAGACCAGGGAGGACAGCTCCCACACGGTGGCGTATGTGGCGTCCTCCCCTCCAGCGCCGGTCTGCCGCAGGGCCCACTCGGTGGACGCGTGCACGATCAGATCGGCGGGCACGCGTCCGTTCACCGGAACGCCCATGAAGGCGAACGTCTCCACGGCCGCGATCATCAGTGTCGGAACGATCTCCTTGAAGTTGTCGCTGACAGGGAACGGGTTGTCACTCATGCGGACCTCTCTCGTTTCGTTATCGGCTACGGCGTCGCCGAACCGGGACACATCATCTTCAGGCCACCGGTCGTCTGCACGCTCCAGGCGTCCGAGCGCGCGCACTTGAGACCGTCCCAGGAGATCGTCATCTCGATCGGACCACCGGAGGGGATCGGCGAGGCGAGCGGCGGGCTGGTCGGCTCCGGCGTCTGCCACTCGCCAGGGTTCATGCCGGGCAATGGCTGCGTCGGCAGCGCCGGGGGCGTCGTGGTGATGACCGGCGGCGTGGTCGGCTCGCTGGTGTCGAGCGCGGCAGGCGCAACGGGCACCGTAGCGACCGGCGCAGGCGCGCCCGGAACGTCAGCGATCGCAGGCGCTTCGGCGGGCTGGGCGTCCGGCGTGACGCTGGCCGACGTGGTCAGCGTCGTCTCGGGCGTCTGCGGGACGTCCCCGCTCGCCGCCAGCGCGGCCACGGCACCCGCGAACAGCGGGATGATCACAGCGCCCGCGATCAGGGGCAGAGACTTCCTCATGGTCTGAACCTTTCTACTTGTAGCGTCGGCGCGTCGTGCTGGCTGTGCCGCACGACTTCTTGTGGTCAACGTGGAAGCGCTGCCCGCTGTCCAGCATGGCGGCACGCTGGTTGCGGTTGGTGATCTGTCCGGCGTAGTACGTGGCACCCCGCTTGGTGAGGTACCACGTGTCGCCGATCGAGCCCTTCTGGTCGGAGTCCTCGTCCGGCTCGACCAGGACGTGCACCGGCTGGCCCTTGTGCGTCTTGGGCGTCACGGCCGAGACGACCGGCTGATGACAGACGCTGCACGCCTTGACATCGCTCTCAGGAACCTGCATCGGACTTCTCCTGCTCCTGCCCGTTCTCGTCGCACGCGACATACCGGTGGTAGCCGCTCATCATGCTGGCCACGCTCCACCGTAGTGGCGTGCGCGGCTGGTCGACCTTCTGCACCCACACGGCTGGGCCGCCAGGCACGTCCCCGTCGGTGCCAAGGACGTGCCACAGGCTGCCAGTGTTCAGGTTCTTCAGGAACACCACTCAGGCCCCTCGCTGCGCCGCCTGCTTGAGCGCGTCCATTTCGTTCGCCCACTTCATCAGTCGCTCGGCCACCGCGCGCGCCGTGCCAGGGTTTGTGAAGTAGACGCCAGCGGCGCGGTCCGGCTCATCGCCTTTGTGGCCGTTGACCCGCACGTAGCCGTAGGGATCGCTGGCCACGAGGTCGCTCACGTGGGTGATGTTGTCCACGTATACGCGTACGGGCTTCTTGGTGCGGGCCATCTCGGTTCTCCCTGTCGGTCGTTCCTGCTGATAGGAGTACCGTACACCACAGGGGATGGGGGTGTCAAATTGCGGTCTCGCGGTGGTAAGTTGCAGGTGGCCCGCTACGGGCACCCGCTACGGGTTCAACAGAAAGGATCACCGCCATGCCTCATGAGCGGATCTACAGCCTCGACGGCGACCCCGACCACACCAACAATGCGCAGGTGGCATGGGGGCACCCTTCCTCCCCTAGCAACACGGGGCCTGGCCATGGCAACGAGGACGGCCACGTGATGATCGTCGTGGAGCGTCCCGGCACCCCGGCCCGAACGGCCGCATCGGTCGAAGAGACTCGGCGTCGCCTGTCGGAGATCATTCTCAAGCTGGACAGCTACAGCGGATCCGTGAAGGACCCCGAGTTGCTGATCAACGACCTGATCACCAACTGGGGCGAGGATCTCTCGTACGCGTTCGGCGGCTCGCTCGACCTGCTGGCCGTCACGATCGACCGCAAGGGCTGCAACAAGATGATCAGCGCGCTCCGGCGCGGTCGTGACGCAGCGTTTGGACGTGACGAGTGAGCCCGGACGTTGAGGGGTAACCTCGCGGCATGCACCCCGCCCGGCTCTGCTCCGGGCCAGACGCCCCCCAGGTTTGTCCGCCTGGGGGGCGTCTTTTTCGGGCTCAGTCCTCGGCGCGCTCGAACGTGAGCGTGTACGCAGCGCCGGGCTCGAAGAACGCGGCCACCTCGTCCTTCACGGTCATGCTGAGCTGGAGGGCGGGCGTGGCCACGGCCCAGGCCTTGTTGCGGTCGTCCGCGTAGTCCGGCTCGATGCGCAGCTGGGTCTGCCCGTTGGCCGCGCTGTGGCCGGTCACCTTCACCTTGGCGGTTACGCGCTCGGTCATGTCGATCACTCCTTTCGTTCAGCTCTTGGCCTTTCTGGCTTCCCGCTCCGCTGGCTTCCCACTCCGCCCGGCCGCCCCCTGGCATTGTCCGCCAGGGGGCGTTTCTTGTCTCCGGTCAGATGCGCCGCGCCACGTTGATCAGCATGGCGTAGGACAGGATCAGCTGGCGGTCGCGCTCGTCGTGCTCGATGCCGTGCAGCACATAGGCGACAGCCTGTGAGACATACGGACCCACGGTGACGCGCTCGCCGCGCGAGTTGCGGTGCGGGTTGACCTCGTCCGGCTGCCCGAGGGTCGCCATGGCCAGGGCAGCCAGGCGGAAGTGCTCGCCCTTGGCCAGCTTGCAGTCGGCCGTCCAGGTCAGCGTACCCCGCAGGTCGCGACGACTACGGGCGATGATGGCCATGGTGGTCTCGTCCTGCGCCAGCTCTCTGTCCAGGTCCCTGCGGAGCGATGTGGTCATCATGATCGGTTCTCCCTGTCGGTCGTTCCTGCTGATGCGGGTAGCCTGCCCCATGACGGCTGGGGGTGTCAAGAGAGCACCCCCAGCCGTCACCCGAACGGGTCAGCTCTTGGCCTTCTTGGCCTCCCACTCGGCGACCGCAGCACAAGCCTCGGCGCGCGAGCCAGGGTTCACGTCCTGCTTGCCGGGAAAGTTCGTGTCGCCGGTCGAGCACATCTTCTTGGCCGCGTTCACGGCCGTGGCGATCGCGCGCGACTCGTCCATGCCCTTCTCCTGCAAGTGCTTGGCGATCCGCTTGATGTACTTGGGCAGGCCGCCTGCCTTCTCCACCCAGTTGGCCAGCGCGGCACCGTGCACGGTCAGCAGGATCTGCACCTGGGCCGCGAACTCGACCTCTTCCGGCGCGACGACCAGATCGACCCCAGTCGCTTCGGCGATGCTCGCCAGGGCGGCCGCGTGCTGCGCCTGAAGGTCGCCGTCGCTGTACAGGTCGCCTTCCTCCTCTGCCGCGTCCTCGACGGGCCCCATGCTCGGGCTGGGCCCCGCGCCAGCCACGAGGGCGAGCGGCTCGCCGGACGCGGTGAGCGTGCGCGCCCCGGAGAAGCCGGGCGTGTTCACGTGCAGCACACCGACGAGGTCGAGCGTGCCGCCGATGCGCCGCCAGTCGCCGGACGGCCTGGACATACGCAACCGGTGCAGGTCCTGTCCGCTGAGGTCGGGGCGCACCACGCCGCACGCCCACGGCCCGAACTTGCCGTCAACGACGACGACGTCAGCGCCGACCGTGGCCGTGTTGTCGTAGTGGGCGGCCGCGTCGGCGGCGGAGAGCCGGATGTCCGCGTGCCCTCCACGCAGCTGGTCCACACGGTTGAACGTGATCACCCCGGCGAGGATGTCTCCGCGCTCGGTGCGCGCCAGCCCCAGGTGGAAGTTGGCGTACCGGGACCGGGATCGTGGCGGGGTGACGCACTTGCCTTGGAAGCCGATGTGGCAGGTGTCCCAGCGGGCGATGTGGCCCGCGTAGTACCGGTACCCATTGGCATCCGGCTCGGTGAGGTAGGGCGCGGTGTACCGGTCCGGCTCAGGCACACTGAAGGCCGCGTACGGCAGCACGGGCAGCGCGGCGGCCACGAGAGCTTCCCCGCCGTCGAAGGGGTAGTCGGTGACGTCTCCGCCGAGCGCCACGCGGATCCGGTCGAACTTGACCGGGCCGGTGAATGACAGCTGGTCCGGCGTGATGCCCCAACCGGCCGTCACGTGCGGCACGAACGGCTCGTGCTGCTCTGGCAGTCCGACCTCCCCCAGGGCATCTCGCAGGCGCTCGACGAGCAGCAGCCGGTCCTGGGCGAGGTTCGCTCCGTCGCCGACCAGGTACACCGCGCAGGGGTCGCGGTCGCCGTCCGGGCCGCCGTCCGGGTTGAAGTGGGCGTGCGCGAACACCCGTCCTTCGACCGGCCCGCCGACTTCGGCTGTGGCCTTGGCGAGGTCGTGCACGGCCTGCCGCTGCTGGTCGGTCCAGCCGCTCACGTCGTCGCCGAGGTAGGCGAGGGTGAGGTGCAGCTCGTCCTCGGGGTCTCCGCCCTCGACGGCGAGCGCATGAGGTTCGGCGGGGACGAGCGCGACCATGCCTCCCCGGGGGACGGTCGGCGCGTCGCCGTCTGCGACGAACTGTTCGCGTGGCAGCGGGTTGCCGGTGCGGCAGGCGGCGCACTCGTCGCCGAGTTCGATGGACCGCCACGAGATGGGCGTCTGGTCGGCCATGGCGGCGGCCACCATCGCGTCGCTGGGGGTCATGGGCTCGCCGTCCAGTTCGACGTAGGCGTCGGGGAAGGCGGGCAGGCCGACGAGCGTGGTCGCGCCGATCACGCCCTGGTGCATGGTGAGCCGGACGGGCTGGGCGTTGGGGTCGTTCTCGCTGCCCGGCTCGTACTCGTGCTCGGCGATGATGTCGGACAGGTCGACGCTGTTGCCGGACAGGGCGCGGTCGCGGACCATGTCGAGCACGGTCGGGCCGTCCGGCGTGAAGCGCACGTTGTTGTACAGCCAGCCCCGGCCGGACCATACGAAAGTGCCTTCGGGGAACGGCTCGCCGGTCGCCTTCGAGATCACCTCGGGGCCTGGGGTGCGCCACATCTCGGTGGCTGCGCCCGCGATGACGGAGTTGTCGTGTCCGCCGCCGCCGTTGGGCGTCTGGATCTGGGCGTACACGGTCAGCGGGAGCGCGCGGTGACTGATGCCGCCGGGCGCGAGGTAGCGGCCGTCTGCGGTCTCCAGGCCTTCGACGGCCAGCACTGGGAAGTTGATGGCGGTGGCATTCTCGGGCACGGTGGTGACCGGTGCTGCGTCCTGCTCGATGACGGGTGCGCTCATGCCCCGGTCCTTCCGTTCTGGTAGTGCCTGACCTGCTCGCATTCAGCGAGGCTGTGCCAACTTCCGGGCGTGCCAACAATGCTGTGATCGCATCCGCCTTCCGCGAGCGTGCGGAAGAAGATCCCCGTCGGGTTGATGACACACAGGCCGAGCAGGGTTTCACCCTCTCCGAAGTTCGGATCGGCGATCTCGGTGACCGTGGCCGCACGGCACGCTGGAGAGTAGGCCTGGGTGCCGTCCGATCGCACTGGCGTTCCGTGGCTGACGTAGTGCACCTGGCTTGAGATGATGATCATGCTGTGGCCTCCTCCTTCTGCTGGCGCTTCCACTTGATCATGTTGCGGGCGTACACCGTGCCGTACACCAGGGCCGATACAAGGAAGCCCCACTGGCTGGTGGCCAGAGCGTAGGCGACCCAGGGGACCTGCGCCCCTACGCCGATCATCCAGCCGATGGTCTTTCGGTTCCCCGCCAGCCACAGGCCAGTGATCCCGATGATCATCAGGAGCCAGCTCCACCACCAGGCGATCACTGGACACCTCCGATGCCTCGCGGCGGCCTCACTGTCTCACCCCGGTGCTCGACGACACCCACTTGCCCGGCAACGTACGAGACCTCCGATGACTCCAGCCAGTCGGGCAGCACGAGAGGTCGAGAGGGCGTGGGGCCAGAGGTTCGACTGGCGTTCAAGTGCCTCTCCAGATCCTGGAACAAGGCCAGGCTCATTCGCTCGTCCGTCACTGGTCGCTCCCCTTGATGAACCGGCTCTGGAGTTCCTGGATCTGCTGCCATCGCAGGCGCTCGTGCTGGGCGGTCGTGCCGGTGCGTCCGGCGCGGTCGTCGCCCTCGGCGAGCACCACAACCGGCCGTTCTTCTCCTCCTCCCCCAC